CAATAATAGAAATTCGCCCACTTCGGACTATAAATTACGTGTAAGATGAAGTTTCTTTCATCCATAGCGCACGATAACGCTCATACGACGACCCTGCCGTGTATAATGACGCGACCAGCGTAGCTACGTCGGCCGCACGTTCCGTAGGGTACTCGTACCGCTCAAACAGAGCTGTGACGAGTGAAGGAATGATAGTCAAGTCCGTATAGGAAGACGAAACATCCGTAACGAACGATTCATACCGCTCACGAAACTTCTGCTCAGTTATACTAGCAGTCGTTTCGACAGTGATTGGTCGTCCCAATTTTGCCGCAGCAATAAATGGATCGTATACCATCCTAACTCTTCCAGAACACACCGGGAGAATAAAGTAACTGCAAAAATACCCATATTTGCACATTTGCGGCGTCCCTTGAAGATTAAAGGACGATGACAATTGTGACGACACATGACGTGTGTCTATAGGACCCATAACCCCAGCAATATGATCATCACCTAAAGCCGCTTGGAAGATTGCATCCTTGAAATCGTACACCGCGTTGACACTCAACAAATTGACGATAGTGTTTCCCAACGCTGTCGTAACTTCACCGCTGCGTTTTTGCGTTTCCAACTCTATCTTAATGCCAAGTTGTTCATTCCTTACTGTCCCAGTAGTCTTTGAGTGGGCTTCATCCCACAATTCCACTACACGGTACGGAACTCCTAAAGAACGGTAAACTTCCAATTCCAAGGCAAGACAAGCTGTGTGCTGCGACTTATCATACGATTTAAAATCATTCTCGTAATAAAGCATATGCGGTTGCACTGTCGCAGAAAAAAACGACTCCAGTTCCTCGCGATTCTTCTTCATATTAATCATGACGTTAGGTGCTGCAATTTCCATAAACCGATCTCGTGCTCCACGAAATATAGAAGTAAATGCTAAGTTCACATCTAGGTCATTATACACAACCGTCTGAGTCGGAGCGTATTCCTGCCCGGCCTTCGATGTCATTTTTCCTTTACTTGTAGGTTTTACCATTACTCTATACTTCGAAATATCGACTTCTTCCGTCCCATAGCCACCATCATTAAAGAAGGAAAGCATTCGAGTGATTTTGTCAGGTGCCACATCGGCCACAGCTTCACGCAAGTCCTCCGCTGTCACGAGAAGAGGTGTACGCTGGTATTGCCCAATAAGCTCATCAACGTTTGGGACACAACAACGCCGCTTAAACCTATCAAAAGCCATCCGCGCCTGTCCCACTTCATCCATAGGCGCCGCATCAGTAGGCACATTCAAATTCCTCTGCAACAAAGACCACATCAATTCAGGTACAGTAGTCCTTCTATTGAGCCCTTGTGCTGTGCGTAAATGCGACTCATGCACTGTCACGCACCCTGGGTCACGTTCCGCGGCGGTATTCACTTTCGCAAAAACTACCTCGGCAGAAATATCCAAGGTATCT